TCCTCGTAATCGTCGAGACAATTCGCATCGGACGAAGCGGATTGGGTTGATGGGAATGCTACGCCGACACCGTTGGCGGTAGTGGTTCCACCAGCGAGAACATAAACGCCTGTAGTGTTGATTCGACCTACTTCTGTTCCAGCAGATTGAAACGCATAAGCCTGCGCAGTAGCCGTGTTTGTATTGTTTGAAGCATTTAATATAATCCTGTCTCCACCACTCGTAATTGTTAAACGCTTGTCATTGCCTCCTCCTCCGGTGCTTCTAAAAATTGCAATGTCAGCTTCAATAGCCGTCACGTCACATATTACAGCAGGAGTCGCCGTACCAATACCCACCCGATTGTTCGTCGAATCAACCTTCAGCGTACTCGTGTCCACCGTCAGATCGCCGGTGATGGTGGCGGATGCGAGGGTGGCGGTGCCGCCGGAGCCTAGGATCTGGTTGGTGGTGATCTTCTTGGTGACGCCTCCAACATTGACCACAGGCAACACATCGGTGGCCGGGGTAAGCGTTGTAATTGCGTCGAGCTGTGAAATCTTAAGGTCTGCCATATTAGTAAATTGCTAGGACGAGTTTACCGAGATCCTCCTGCACCAAAAACTCACCGCTTTCAGCCAGGAGAGAGTCGAATGTTCCGAAAGTGATGACGAGGTGACCGCCGTCTTCTTGGACCAGGTAGTCGCCGTTCTCGCAAAGGATGTCGCGCCGTTCGATGGGAGGATCAGGCGGAATGCCACCAGCGCCAAGGCGATGATGACCTCCGAGTCCTAGTCCTAGTCCAAGGCGTGCCATTGTTAGGCGTACTTGCGGTTATAGGCTATCACAGAGCCGCTTGAAATCGTGACCGAGGTCCACACACCAGCGATCTCATCGCCAGCCTGTAGCGTCACGCCGGCAGGAAAATTGGTGATGTTGGACACGGTCGCACCGAGGATGGTGATCTCAAGCGCGTGGATGGACTGGAAGTTACCGGTCACAGTGCCGGATGCGCTGGAGATGTATTGGCCACCGTATTCGCCGGCGAGCTGACGATTAGATCCAACATTCATAATGGAAATTTCTGACTGCTTCTTTTGGCTCCTTCGAAACCAACTTGCAAGCGTGTACCTCCCGATTTCACACGCACCTCGGGATTGTCGCGCTCGACCTCTCGCAGGAACTGGCCGTCCCTCCAGCAATCGTACCCGAGGCGAGTGCCCCAGGCGTGGTAGAGGGTTGGGTCAATACGCATCCGCAATCGTCCAATGCCATCAATAGACCGTATGTCTCGTTGGGAATCCTTGGCGATGCGCTTCTGGTCTATTCCAGCCTTCACCCAGTCCTTCTGGATGCCTCTCTGGAACTCTTTGATGACTGCAATGCGGAGTTCTCCGGGAAGATCGTCCAGAGCGTTTGCGATGACTGAAGATGCGGTTGGTTTCATTCTAAAAAAGAAGGGAGGCCCCCGGAAATTTCCAGTAGCCTCCCCCAATTTGCAATCAAAGATTAGGTTGCACCGTTGAAGAAACCAAAGCCAGACGGGTTCTTACAAACCAGACCGGCAATAGCTTCAACCAAACGAGCAGGGCCGCCGCCGGCGTCAGGCAACTGCTTCACCTGAGGCAACTTGGCATAACGCACCTCGACCATGTCCATGGGGATGATGTAGCCCTTGGTGGCTTGAGAAACAAACGTGGTTCCATCCTTAGCACCGATAAAAGTGGAAGGATGCAGAATAAGCCGCCCAAAGTCGCCCTCGAAAATATCGATGGAGGACTTGAAGGTGTCGCTAGCCAAGTCCTGGTTGAATGTGCGGACGCTGGTGGCAGCAATGGTGTTGGTGTTAGCAACCTGGGTTGTGCCCGAGGCCGTAAGGTTGGTGAACGCACGCTTGAGCGTGGAACCCAAGATACAGTCGTAGTCGCGGAAGGTGCCAGTGTTGCCGTAAATGGCAGTCAGCACGTTCTGGATGACGGTTTCGGTGATCGAAGCCGTAGCAGTGGTGATAACAGCGCCGGAGGCCGGCTTGAAATCCGAACCGGAGGCGACCGCGCCAATGTTTGCAGAGTTGTCAGCATTGAGCCAGTTACCAAGTGAACCAGTCAAATAAGCATTCGTTCCGTTGTCAGCAACAGCGGCTTGATTGGCACACATAAAAGTCGCCTCCATGTCTCGCTTCAACTCAACGAGCTTCTTGGCAATACCGTTGGCCAACTCATCGGTCACACCAGCGACGTCCTGGGTCTCAGCGATAAAGCCGACACGTAGATCTCGACGGAAAGCCTGTGCGTAGTTGTTCAAACGGGTACGAGAAACCACCGCGTTAGAAGCGTTGGCAACGGTCACATCGGTGCCATCAACAACGCCACCCATTTTCGGGGCTAGGTAATTATCTACGAGCCAAGAAAATTGCATATTTCCGATGTCTTTTCCTTTCGGAGACATTGAAATAAACGGGGTCGATTTCGCATCGACAATGGCAATGTAGTCCGCCAGATCTTCACGAGCAGCGGAGGTGGAAGCGAGCGGAACAGATCCGCCCTGGTTGGGTTGCAGTAGTGGCATAAATCAGAGCATCCTTTTCAATACTTGAGCCAATTCAGACGTACCTCCTGTTTTTTCAAACCGGGACTTAGCAAACTGCAGGTTGGCTTTGGCTGCGTCCTTTTTCACGGGAGCAGCAGTGGGCTTTCCTGGCTGGCTTGGAGCTTTTACAGGAACACGGACTGGGGTTTTACCTTTTGTTTCACGTTCCATTCGCAACCTTCTTCCTTCTAGGAAATCTCCAACAAGCACTTGGTGCTCCGGTAACGCAGAGAGCTGTGGCAACTGCCGCAACACTGCCTGCGCCTCGGTGTACTGAGCGCTCTTTCGATCCTTCCAGAAGGGATAGATCTGCTCTGCGATAGGCTGGATCTGCTTGTAGTTGTTTAGGAACCGGGCTCTCGACGGGATGTGCATATCCAGTGCGTCTTCTACGCGCCGCTTGATCTGCTTGATCTCGCTAGAACTGTATTCCTTGTCACCTATTTCGCAGCCGTCAATGTTATCCTCGCACCAGCGCTTGAGATCTCGGGCCTTGTTCCACTCTTCATCGAGTTTCTTTGCGTCCCAGACATCAGCAAACGGATCGGTTTGATTCACCACCGGCACCGGCCTATCCGACTGATTTTGCTCCAGCTTAGTTTTGGTCTCGTTCAGCTCCCGCTCTAACGCATCGGCTTTTTCTAAAGCCTCCCGCTTTTGACGGGTCAGCTTGTCGATGCGCTTACGGTAGCCAGACGGTTCCTCCTCAGCTTGGTCTTCGGTCTTATTATCAGAAAGAACATCCTCAGGCGACTCGGCCTGATTATCCTCTTGTTCAGCGGTAGGATCCGCTTCCTCGGCCTGAGACTCCGCATCCGCGGACTCGGGCTCTGTGTTTTCCTCGATTTGCTGCTTTGGCGTTTCTTCCTCCCCACTGAATCGTGTCTTCAGTAGCTTTGCCAGCGCCCCCTCATCGAAGTTGATTGGGTTCGGCAATTGGGATCGTACCGTGTTTTCTCCAGGTGTCGCTTCCTGCTTAGTATTGATTGAATCCATGCTGTTTAGACCCTGCAAGCTGGGTATTGTGCGCCATGGTTGTTAAGGTCAACCAAGAAACCGTTGTGGTAAAGAGGTACTACTTGGATTGATCCGTCAAACCATTAGCTGCCCTCAAATTGTCAATGTAGCTCGATAGATCCTTGAGTGAAGCAGCTCTTCCGCAGTTATAGGCTCTGCTTGAGTCTGTAAGGTCAGACTGCACGCAACTCAACACCTCGGACTCAATCATGTCCGACAGCATTTGCAGCAACGCGGCCATTAGCGGTGAATTGTCCCCCGCTGAAACGAAGGCCTCTTGGATTTTAGCGTCTGAAAGTCTCATTGTTGAACTCCTAGGCGTCCGGTCACAGCGTTTTGCTGCTGTTGAACCGAGAATTGCAGATTTTCGATGTATTTCTGCAGGTTAGCTTGGAACAACTGGTCCTGCTGGAGCTGTTGCTGGTACTTCGGATTGCTTTGGAGCACCTGCTGACTGAATTGCAGCCGCATCGCTGCCGTAGGGTCGTTCTCGCGCAATTGCGGAGGGTTCCCGAGGCTTATCAGCGCCAACTCATCGTTGGTTTCGTTGAACATTTTCTGGCTTGCAGGGCCCTGTTGCATCACCAGCTCGCTTGCAAGGTTCGGATCAATGGCCCGGAGCGCCACAGAGATCAACTTAGCCCGGTCAATGACGCCGGCAGTGTCCAGAGGAAGCACCAGGGTGCTGATAGCCTTCAATTTCTCGGTGACCAAGTCGGTCGAGAGCTCCCGGACATCGAACTTCAGCATCACATCGAAGTCTTGGATGTCTTGAGGCAATGCAGTCTGCGAAGCGGTCACGCGCTGGATCTCTTCGGGCCCCACATATTGCAGGGTCAACGTCAGCACCTGGCGGAAGGCCTCGGTCCAACCATGCAGCCAGTTGTTGATGATGCGCTGCTGACGCATCTGGGTCACCGCGGGGGCCACCTTCTCGGTGGGCCTGCCGAAGTACCTGTCGGTCTGCGCCATTACAGCCTCGATGAGCTGGAAGGCCACTCCAGGCTCACGGGCAGGCGGTTGTAGGAACCCAATCTCGCCGCGGCGCAGCACCGGGATCTGGATGGCCGGCCCAATCTTAAGGTTACCGCCCCGAGTCTTGGGCACCTCAATGGGAGGCAGGGTGGCCAGGCTGGTGTAATCGAAGATACTATCGCGCTGGGCCTTCACTTCCTCCTGCCAGGTCATGCACACCTCGGGCACACCGCGGCTCTCGCAAATCTGCCGATGGATCATCTCGGAGCGCCAGATGACAAACGGATACTGCCCGTGCCCGTAGTCCAGGGCCTCAAAGTAGCCCCACTTGTCGCCTACCTGGGGACTGAACACCGTGTAGAACACTCCAGGAACACCGTCTTCATCAATCGACTTCTGATAGGCGTACACGATCTCGATCAGGTTCTCACGATCCATGACTGAGTTGTTGGCCAGGCCGCTCGTGTAGGAATAGTCGGCGTAGTTGGAGAACCGGCCCATCGTATTGATGGCTTCCTGCGCCCACTCCTCATCCCAGTCGTCGGTCTTCACCTTGTTGAGCAACTGGGCCTCGGTCATGTAGTAGCGGCGGAACACCACCCGGGCACTCTGGATGTCGGTGGTCTCCGGTGGGAACGCCAGCTCATCCCAGGGGGCTAACGCGGCCACCATCGGCTTGTTGGTGACCATGGTGGGCACCGGGAAGTCGCACTCGCCATCGTCACGCAACTCGCGCACAGCCTTCAGTGCCCGGCGCTTTTTTAAGTTGGGAAAGGCAGCCATGATCAACTCCGCGGACTGGTCGTCGGCCTCGGGGTTGGCAATGAGGTTGGGAAAGTCTGCTAGGACCGAGCCCTCGGGGGACTGGGCGGCCAGTGCCATCACCTGGTCCATGGTCAGGTACTGCTCCTTCTGCCCCATCTCCTGCTGCCAGGTGATGTGGACGCCGGCCCAGCCGTAGGTCCACAGGTACTGCGACAGCAACTCAACGTCCCGGGTCAGGTCGTTGTACATCTTCGCATTCACAGTCCAATCCATCAGGTTGTGGGCGGTCACAGCCTGATCAAGCTGGCTGACGTTGGTGGGCGATACCCGGAGCATCGAGCGCCAGAAGGCAGTCGAACACAGATCCACCATCCCGTTGATGACCTCATCGGCTAGCGGTATACGAGTGTCGGACGCACCGTCCCAGGGGAACGCAGGCTTATTACGGCCACTGTCGTTCCACTTCTTGCCGTCATCGGTTTGTCCTGGCCACTGGCAGAACCTCGTATTCTGAACACGTTCAGAGCGGGATGTTTGACCGAAGTCGGTTGCACTACGACGCAACTCCTCGGTAAGAGCTGACACATTGGGCTCGGGTCCAACCCGGGCCATCACATCCGTTGCCGTCTTGTATGAATCTACTTGCATAGTGTCTTTTGTTAGTATCCACCGCCGCCGCGGGAATTGAAGCCCCCATTGCCCACGTAAGCAAGGCCCGAGACCAAAAGCATACCGATGCAGTCGATAGGATCCTTGGATGCACCTTTCTGACCATCCCTGCCTGTGTGCTCTGATAACGCGTAGATCAGGTTGCTGCAGTTCTTGACCACATACAGCGCCGGCTCGTTCAGCGGGGTGAGCTCCTGCGTAGCATCGTAGGACAGCAGGCTGTTAATAGCGCTCGTCCTCTGGTCCACAGGCACGCCTGGCGCCGGGATGAATGCCATGCCCTCGTCCAGTGGGTTGTCGGACTCAGCCAATAGGTCGATAAGCGTGGTGCCCCCCTGCTCCGATAGTGCTGGGCTACCGCCGGCCTTGGGGTCGATCAATCGCATCACAGGCTCCCCGTAGCCAAGCTCCGCCTCAATGGTCCTGAACATGGTCCGATACTCCGATATCGACCGGCCTGCATCCAGTGTCTGTGCAGGGCCTGCCTTGCCATCATGCTTCTCGCTCGGGAACGTCCATTCTCCGAAGTTGGCGTAGTCGGGGAACTCACGCACCACGATCCTCCTGCCATTCTCGTACACCAGCATCCACATACAGAACCAGTTCCGAGCTCCGGCAGGGTCGCATACCATGTACAGCGTCCCGCCAGGGGGCACTGCCTCGGGCTCGATGCAGTGGATGTCCACTCGGAACCTAGCGAAGGCCTTACCGATGTTGTCAGAAGCCCACCCATAGGCCCGGGTAAGGATCTGCCCCATAGGTGCCGTGATTAGCTTCAGCTTCATCTCGTCGAACGGGTTGTACGGGTTGTCCTCGCTAAAGAAGAACACCGTCCGCCTATTGGTCTGGGCCTGCACCATTGTCCTAGCCGCCTTGCCCACAGGCCATGTAGGCAGCGCCTGCTTGCCCTTTAGCAGCTCGGCCTCATCGAACCGAGTGATGGCAGAGCCGGCGGTAAATTCCTTATATACCGAGGCAACGCCCTCCAATGGCGTCTGGGTCACCAGTAGCTTGCCGCGGCGTGTAATGAGCCGGTAGCGCAGTGTCTCAACCCATGACTGTGGCACCAGCTCGTCGCACCAGATCATGTCCGCTTCCCGCCCCTCAATAGTGTTCTCCGATTGCGTGTAGTTCAAAAAGTCGCACCGGCTGCCATTAGGAAGGATGAAGCTGCCATCGGTGAAACCATTCTTCCGAGAGTAGTTTAAATAGTGGATCCTGCCCTTCTTAGTGCCTCGTAGTGCTACAGGCAGATAGTTATATATAGCGGGTTGTTGCACTGTTACACTAGTGGCATGGCTGGTATGGCAGCACAGTACCGCGGCGTTCTCCTTTTCAAGGAGCGTCTGCACCACTCGCCGGGCTGCCCATAGCGTTTTACCAGCCCGGTTGCCGCCGGATACCAGCAGCTCCTGGGTGAGTGCGTACTCGGTGTTGCCAATCTCCCAGTGGTCCGGGATGTAGCCGTAAGTGTATGGGTCGGCCTTCTCCAGTGTGACAAGCTGGGTCCGCTTGAGGCGCAACTCGACAGCACGGGGGTGCGCGGCGTCTACCCGGGGTATGACAGGGTGCAATGGCTGTTCATTCCACCAGGCTGTGTTGCACGCCTCGGTGCAGAAGCGCTTCTGCTTAGGGCCGGTGTGGTGCTTGAGAATAACGAATGGCTTGGAGCAGAGGAGGCAGAGGGGGGTGGACATTTGTTAATATTTTTCGCTTTGGTTTACCCGTCGCCTTTTGGCGCTGCAGCCGATGGCCTGACCCCCTCCCCCCATCCTGCCTGGGCCTGCTTGTCGCTGGCCTTGGCGGAGGGGTAGGACATTGGCCTTTTGAACAGTGGCAAAAGTTCGTTTGACCCAATGTTTACGGGCGATTGCTGCGTGATTTTGTGTCGAAGTGAATATAACTGCTATTGTGCATCTGACTGCCATAAACAGGCCTAAATGC